AGGAAAGAAATGGACAGAAGAAGATATAGAATTAACCAATGGATGTAAACTCATTTCCAAGAGTAATGTCTCTGGGATACGGGGTGGAGCAAAACTTCATAAAAGATATGACCTCATCATCCTTGACGATTTCGAGCATGAAGCAAATACACTTACTCAAGAATCTAGGGATAAAAACGCTAATCTTGTTACCGCTGTTGTATATCCTGCTATTGAGCCCCATACTGGTCGTCTTCGTATCAATGGTACTCCTGTACATTATGACTCTTTTATTAACAATCTTCTTACTAATCATGCAAAAGCTAAAAAAGATAATAAAGATTTTGCTTGGAAACTAATTACATATAAAGCAATCTTACCTAGTGGTGAACCATTGTGGACTTCATTTTTTAATAAAGCAAAGTTAGAAGAAAAGAAAAAGTTCTATATAGACTCTGGACAAAGTACAAAGTTCTATCAAGAGTATATGATGGAAGTACAATCTGAGGATGATTCTGTATGGACTAGAAAACATTTAAAATATTGGACTGGTCATTACGAAAATCGAGATGGTATAAATTACATTATGAAAGAAGGTGAAGAATTACCAGTTAACATTTTCATAGGATGTGACCCAGCTACAGATATAGATACTAAAACATCTGACTTTTCTGTAATTATGGTAATTGCAATAGACCCAGAGAGTAATGTTTATGTACTTGAGTATGAAAGACATCGAGCTATTCCTACAATTGGAAGTAAAGTAGAGGGAGAAATTATTGGTAAAAAAGGTGTTGTTGATTTTATAATAGAATTATATGAAAAATATAATTGTACATCAGCTACAGTTGAGGATGTTGCAATGAATAGAAGTATCTTTCAAGCATTGAATGATGAAAGAAGACGACTAAATAAGTTCAGTATTGCCGTTATACCAGAGAAACCGGGTGGTTCAAACAAACTTAATCGTATTTATAGTGGACTTTCGGGCAGATTTTCGATGGGTTTGGTACATATAAGGGAGTCTCACTTTGATTTATCGCATGAAATAGTTACATTCGGGCCTAAAATGTCTCATGATGATACCATAGAGAGTCTTTATTATGCTTGTGTACACTCATTTCCGCCTAATATGCACAAGGGTAAAAAGAATAATTGGGTAAAAAGAATTAAAAAAGCTAAAAGTTGGATTACAGCATAATGGCAACAAAAGAAACTCACGATATATCATTACCAAAAAGTACAAGTAAACTTTCAATGAAATCAAAAGGAGAACTTGGAACTCAGGGATTTGATGATGGTGGAGCAAAAAAGTCATATTGGCAAAGTTTTATTCCTAATAGTAAATATCATGTTAAGAAGAAAATAGATACTTTATATTCACAAACACAGAGGAAAAGAGATGCCTAGATTTGGAAAAAGGTCAAAAGAAAGATTAAAGGGAGTTAAGCCAGAACTCGTAAATGTTCTAAATGAACTCGTAAAAATAATGGATGTTACTATTATTGAGGGTTTGAGAACAGAGGCTAGACAGCTTGAATTGTTGGCGCAAGGAAAATCAAAAACCAAATATTCAAAACACTTAGAAGGAAAAGCAGTGGACTTAGCTCCCTACCCAATTGATTGGAAAGACAGAGAAAGATTTCACTATATGGGTGGAATGGTTCGAGGAATAGGAAAACAAATGGGAGTAAATATTCGTTGGGGCGGCGACTGGGATTCAGATGGCGAAGTAAAAGATAATGGATTTGATGACTTAGTTCATGTGGAGATTAGAGGATAATGGCTAGAGGAAATAAAAAAGTAGTAGACGAGATACACGATTTATATAGAAAAGCAAATGGTTCTCCTAGAAGAAAATGGGAGAATATATCACAACAATCATACGAATTTTTTTTAGGAGAGCAACTCACAGAAGATGAACAAGATGAATTAAGAACTGCTGGGATGCCAAATTTCACAGTTAATAGAATTACTCCTGTTATTGAGATGATGAAATTTTTTGCAACTGCAAATACTCCTAGATGGCAAGCTGTGGGAGCTGAGGGAAGTGATTCTGATGTAGCTGCTGTACATTCTGATATTGCAGATTATTGTTGGTATAACTCAAATGGTGATAGTGTTTATGCTCAAGTAATCCAAGATTCTCTTGTGAAGGGAGTTGGGTATATACAAGTAGATGTAGACCCCAACCAAGATAGAGGATTAGGAGAAGTAGTATTTAAAAGAGTAGAACCTTTTGATGTTTATCCAGACCCTACTTCTAGAGATTTTTTATTTAGAGACGCTTCTTATGTAATGATAAGAAAAGACTTACCAAAGTCTCAGATATTAAAATTATTTCCTGATAAAAAACGACAAATAAACAATGCAAATAGTGACTCTGCTGGAGAAAATGATTACTCAAATAGAGATGCATTGGAGACAGATTTAATATTTCCTGCTGATTCTGCTGGAGATTCTTATGATTCAACTGGTCAAGAGAGTCCTATAATAGATTATTATGAATGTTATAGTAAAGAAAAAGTATCATTCATGAATATATTTGTTAATATGCCTCCAGGCCCTGCTGAGATGGAAGAACTTAAAAAAGAAGTTGAAGTAAATTTAAAAGATTATGAAGCAGAGATGTTAGTACAAGTAGAAGAAAAGGCTATTCAATTAGCTGAGTCTGTTGAAAAAGGAGAAATAATTGAAGAAAGAGCTCAACTTGAATTAGAAAGAGCAAGAAGAGAAGCATTTGCTGGAATTGAACAACAGAAAATGATTGTTCTGAATAAATTAAAAGAAAAAGAATCTAAGATTGAAAATCGTGTCGTATTAAAAGAAGAATATGATGTACTTATGGAAGATAAGCAAATAGCAGATACTATTGTTGATGCAATTGATTTTTATGAAGATAGAATTAAATTAACAATTGTTGTTGGGGATAAATTGTTATATAGTCAAGTTCTTCCAATAAAAGATTATCCAATTGTTCCTTTTGTTTACCAGTACACTGGAACTCCATTTCCTATTAGTGCAGTAAGTCCATTAGTTGGAAAACAACAAGAATTAAATAAAGCCCATCAAATCCTTATACACAATGCTAATTTAGCATCTAATTTAAGATGGATGTATGAAGAAGGCTCTGTACCTGAGGATGAGTGGGAAAAATACTCTTCTGCCCCCGGTGCTTTATTAAAATATAGACAAGGATTTACTCCACCAACTCCAGTTCAACCTCTTCCACTAAACCAAGCCTTTTATGGAATTACTCAAAATGCAAGACAAGATATGGAATATGTAGCAGGAGTATATTCTTCAATGCAGGGAGATACAGGTTCTGGCCCTGAGACTTATCGTGGATTGCTCCAAATGGATGAGTATGGAACTAGAAGAATAAAACAATGGATGCAAAATATTATAGAACCTGGATTAGAACATTTGGGAATGATATTTAAAGATTGGGCTCAAGATACATATTTAGCTCACAAAGTATTTAGGATAGTGCAACCAAATAATATAAATGAAGAAAAAGTTGTAGAGATAAATGTTCCTATATTTAATGATTTTGGTGATTCTATAAATAAATGGAATGATTATGCAACTGCACAATTTGATGTAAGAATTATTGGTGGCTCTACGTTACCATTAAATAGATGGGCCTTATTAGAAGAATATTTTAAGTGGTATCAATCTGGATTAATTGATGATATTGCTATGTTACAAGAAACAGATGTAAGAAATAAAGAAGCAATAATAAAACGTAAATCAGTTTATATGCAATTAAGAAATAAAGTAGAACAAATGGAAGAATTAGTAAAAGACAGAAATGGTACTATAGAAACATTAGAAAGACAATTAGTACAATCAGGCATTAAAGAAAAAGTAAAAGATGCTGATATGTCTATGCAAAAAGATGTGATGCAAACAGAGGCAGCACAATCAGCATATAGAGAAAAACTTAAAAACGAAACAAACATGAAAATGAAAGAACTAGGACTAGCAGCGACTGTAAGAAAAGAAAATATTGAGTCTGCTAAAGAATAGTTGATTTTTTCAGCATTGCTAATTTAAATTAAGGAGAAATTATGGCTAATGAAAATACAGATAACCTATCTAAATCATCAGATTTGAATGATTTTAATATAGATAGCCCTGAAAATAATACGCCAGACACAG